ACTGGAAACCCATATGTTCCCTCGCCCAACAGTCGCTGAATACTTTACACACCCAACTGAGAGATGGTTTTCGCCGGATCTTCAAACTGTCCCATACACGAAACGTGAAAACGGATCAAGTAGGGGGCTTGAGATCTACGATTTTACCCTCACTCAGAGTAAGTCTGTAAAGCAGTCAGACGGCTGGCGGGAGCCTACACACTACGAACGTACTGTGCAGGCGGGATGGCTTCAAGGAATTGAAGTCGATATGGCCTATACTGGCTATGATACCTTCGGTAAACCTCGCGAAAGCGGGAGGCACTTCGGGCCCATAGACATGTCAGGTAGTTGGGCGTCGAGCATGCCTGCTTTTCCGTCAAACATCCACGGACGAGCAGTGAACAAAGCACTCGTAAAGCTTAAAGATCAAAAGGTCAACCTTGCGGTTGCCTTCGGAGAGCGTAAAGAGACTGCCAAGTTCGTCGGCGACACCATTATGACCGGTGTCGACCTGGCGCGTGCTATCAGGAAGAAAGATATTCGAGGTGTTATGAAAGCCCTATCTCTTCAAGAGAAGAAGAAAAGGCCCTATAACATGGCTCCCCACAGCTCCCTTAAGGAAGTTATGGATGCCCCCTCGAAGCTTGTCCTCACTAACTCCTACGCTTTCCAACCTTTGGTTGGAGATGTATACGGTGTTCTTGAGGAACTGAACCTTCGGGATAATGAAAAACCCAAAAGGTACAGGACAACGGCGATCGCACAGGTTCGCGAGGACTACCGAAATGATTTATTTCGGTGGGTCACCGCTAGCTGGTACGCCCAGTTTGGAGTCGTTCGGACCATTCGCGGCTTTTTTGGCGCTAAAGTTAGACTCGACTACTATCTGGAGAATCCGTTGTTGAGGACGTTAAGCCAATTGGGTATAACAAACCCTGCATCTTTGGCTTACGAACTCCTTCCACTGAGCTTTGTGTTAGACTGGTTTTTACCGGTCGGTCAATACCTGGATGCGATGGACGCCGCCGTGGGGCTAAACTTCCGCGGTGGATCTATCTCATACTTGACACGCATGAAATATGGCGCTTATGCAACGGGAGATATCCGACACTCCTTTTACTCTCAGGTCCGCGGGAAATCCAAGGTTCTGAGATGTAATGGGAGGAAGGTAAAGGCCCAGCGTATTAAGCTCGTGGAGAGTCCATTCCCAGTCTATCCGAGTTTCACGGATAACCCCTGGTCAGCTCCACACGTCAGTAGTGCTCTCGCGCTTCTGGCACAAGCGGTGCAGGGAAAATCCCTGCATTATCGATAACTTCCATTTCTGGAGCATCAATGGCAGCTCATGCCAGTTTCACCGCGGCCGATGGCGCCGCTACCCCGGTCACCCATACCTTCACCCGTGTTAATATCGCGGGCAGCGTGGTTCGTTTCGAGGACCGTGCCGCTCTGTCCAGCCTTGGCTGGACGGGCGTCACGGTCACCGTTCGACCACCTGTTCCCGGTAACGGGGCAAAGGTGTACAAGGTGACCCAACGCATGGTTTATCCCATCGTCGTAGACGAGGTGATCAACGGCGTGACGGTCCCGAAGAAAGTCCGCGAGTACATCAAGGAGATCATTGACACGATCCCCGCTGATGGCTTGCAGACCGAACGGACGACCTGGGAGACTCTCTCCCGTAACATCCAGGGGTCTGCGACCCTCAAGGATGCAACCGACAACCTTCTTGCTCTGAACGGGCCGTGATTCCATAGGACTAAGTCCGATGGGTATTCCCGTCTCGTCCATCAAGAAGGCATTCCAGCTGTTAGGATTTCTCCAGCAGCTCTTCACTCTTTTTAAGGAGATTCGAAGTGAACAACGTAACCAGCAACCACATCCCCGAAGTGATCATCATAAAGGTGATCACTGATGAGGACGAAGGAGGCGGTGTACTTAACATGGAGACGAGGCTTCTGCTTGTTCAGTATCATGGTCATGATGATGAGTCATGGCCACGCACTGAGCTCGCAGAGGTCGACGCCCTCGAGTTCGTACAGCTCCTCCCGAGTATCGCCCCAGATTACAACTGGGACGCACTTAGGAAGCTGGCCGGTCTTCAGGTCTGTCGGTGGTTGTACAACAAGGGACTGCTCAGTCCCTCCTATGACTACGACGTCGAACTTTTCGTCGACGACAATGTCAGGGGGTTGTACACCGGTGTCGCCCTGTTCAGGTCTTCGCAGACCTGGGCAGAGTTGGCACAACAGTCATCAAATGAATCTGGTGACTCTGCACCCTGGGCGCGGGCACTGCTATGACTTCTCAGTCAGCGGTGTCCAATGCGCAGACCAAAGCTATTGCCGCGGAAATTTTCTCCGCGAGTCAGACGGTCCTGTCTCAATTCCTTCTCTCACACCTAAGTGGGAGCGGGATAGAGATTGTATCTGCTTCAGTGGCTCCGACGGAGTACACCAATGCAGACGAATTCAGCCGCGACTACCTCTGTGCCGAGTTGATGTCCAAGTACCCCTTTTGGGACCTTGGTATCGATCGTGCTGGAGTAGCCCTGGCGAAATTCAGATCGGCTGAACAGCAGTGCACGAGAGCGAACGCTCGCCTTGTAGATCTAGGTGCTAACAGTCTCATAACTGTTAGCACGGAGCGCCTCATTATGAGTGCGCGCCGGAAAATCCAAAACCTACTAGGTGAATATTCTGTCCTCGAGCACCTTGCCAGCATGCGCTTTGGCCCCGGAGCTACCACGTCGAAGACGCGGATGCACCGTGACGTTTACTACAAGATTGGGGATCCAACCCCAGAGTGTAGCTTTAACCTTCTCCCGTTTCTATTCTATCTTCGCTCCGAGATCCCACGTTGGGATTTTGAGGCTAGGATAGCACGGGGTTCGAAGGTTGTCACTGTCCCAAAGAACGCCAAGACCGATCGTGTTATCTGCGTTGAGCCGGACCTGAACGTGACAGTTCAGTTAGGGCTTGGCGCAATGATCAGAAGGCGTCTCCGCCATGTGGGATTGCTTAGGGTGGGCGATAGTCAAGTTCCAAATCAAGAACTGGCCCGCGAGGGCTCAACGCTTGGGAATCTTGCTACTATCGACTTATCCGCGGCTTCCGATACGATCTCGAAAGAGCTCGTTAGGTTCCTCATGCCGGACGATTGGCTTACTGCATTGGAGCAGTGTAGAACGCCAACCGCAATACTCAATGGGGTGAGCACCCCTCTTGAGAAGTTCTCGGCGATGGGCAACGGTAATACGTTCGAGCTAGAAACTCTTATTTTCTGGAGTATCTGTTCGAGCATTATCGATGCACACCCGGGATGGGATCAGCGCGTACTTGTTTACGGAGATGACATCATCGTAGACAACCGAGCCGTCAGCCTGATTTCTCAGGTGTTCGAAGAAGTTGGGTTCACCATGAACCCAAAAAAGACTTTTTCGGACGGACCGTTCCGCGAAAGTTGTGGAAAACACTACTTTCGTGGCGTTGACGTTACGCCGTTTTATATCCGTAAGCGTTTAACTACGCCCCTCGACTGGTGCTGGATGGCTAATACCATCAAGCGCTATGCGAGGATGTCATACGGACACGACAGTCGTTGGCTTCCCGCTTACATGCGGGCGTTGACGGCTATCCCGGCAGCTTTCAGGATGAAAATCCCTGAAGGCTACGGAGATGGGGGCATCGTAAGTGATTTCGACGATGCTTGCCCCAGTCGTGCCCCTCATTACCAGGAAGGATGGACCTATCGCTTCATGGAACCAGTTTCAAAGTTCCGCGATGTGAAAGGCCCAGCCAGGCTTTTAAAAAGTCTGTTCCTTCTTGAGAGGGGTGGCATCGATATCTTCTCCTCGGTTCCTATTGAGCCTCGCGGCTTGAAGGTGAGTGGAGGTATCGCGACGAAGTGGCCTTCCTATGGCCCTTGGCTCTAGGTCGTATTTCCCGGG